AGGAGCATTAGCAGTAAACTTATTTGAAGCTGATGCAAATCAAGGTGCTCAAAATATATCGCAAGAAGATCTTGCGTTGCCTTTCTTAAAAATTTTGGGCCAACTATCTCCAGAGGTAAACAAAAGAGATGGTAAGTATGTCGAAGGCGCAGAGCCTGGCAAAATAATAAACACTGTCACTAATCAGTTGTATGACACAATAGAAGTTGTGCCATGTCATTACAAAAGACAATACATAGAATGGCAAGACAGAGGCCAAAGCACTGGCGCTCCTGTGGCTATTCACGAGGCAGATAGTGATATTATTAGTCAGACCACTAGAGGTAAAGACTACAAAGATAGATTACCAAACGGTAATTATCTTGACAATACCGCTAATCACTTCGTATTGATTCTTGGAAAAACTCCGCAAACAGCGTTGATTTCAATGAAGTCTACTCAATTAAAAGTTAGTAGAAAATGGAATTCGATGATGATGGGGATCAAGATGCAGGGTAAGAATGGTTTGTTTACTCCGCCTACTTACAGCCACATTTATAAACTATCAACCGTTCAGATGTCTAATGACAAAGGAACATGGTTTGGTTGGGATGTAGCTAAAGTCGGTCCAGTACAAGATAAGTCAGCTTATGAGATGGCTAAATCTTTTGCTGTGAGCGTAGGTAAAGGTGAAGTAGAAGCTAAACCAGAAAATCAAGAAGTAAAGAAAACTTCAATAGATTTATAATATCCTAGGTGGTGGGCGTCTAAGCGAGAGTGGAGACGCCCATTTAACGTATGTTGGAAAGATTTATAAATATATTTGAAGGTTTAAATAGGGCTTACGGTACCTTTGTAAAAGGCAAATCTTCAGGGATTAAAGCAGAGGGACGTAATAACACTATAAGAGAACCCTTAACTAAACAACTTTGGCAGGATCATTTAGATGGTAAATATCCTTCCATAGGAGTTATGCCATTAAAAGATGATGGCACATGTAAGTGGGGGGCAATAGATATTGACCTACCAGAATTTGATTACGAAGATCTTTTAAAAACAATTAGAAAACTAAAACTACCTTTGATTATGTTTAGATCAAAAAGTGGTTGTGCTCATGTCTATTTGTTTATGAAAGATTTCACAAATGCAATTGAAGTTCAAAAAGTTATGAAAAAATTTGCTGCTAAACTTGGAGTAGCAGATAAGTTAGATAGAATATATCCATTACAAACAGAAATAGATCCAAAAGATACAGGCTCTTATTTAAATTTACCATACTTTAATCATGAAGAAGGTAGTAGATATGCATGGAATGATGAGTTTGAAGCTGCAACCATTGAAGAATTTTTTGAGATGTATGAAAAATACGTACAAGATAATTTAGGAAAATATTTAGTAGACGAAAAAATACCTAGAAAAAAAGAGAAAGCAAAAAGTTTAGAAGATTTATACATTCCATGTATGAAAAATTGTTTAAAAAGAAATGATAATAAAATACCTGCAGACATAGGTAGGAATGATTATCTTATGCACTGTTTTACATGGGCTAAGAGAGCAGAAAAACACGCAAAAGAAATACCAGAGTTTTCAAACTTTGATGCGAAAGATTTATTAAAATATTTTAATAAAAAAAGTATGGAGAGCCCTTTACCAGAAGATGAGATAGAGAAAACAATATTTAAATCAGAAAATATAGAATATAAATATCTTTGCAAAAGACCAAACATACAAAAAGATTGTGACCCGACAGCGTGTAGATTTCATGTTTGTGGTATTAATAAAGAAGAAGCAGAGAAACTTGTAAGAGCAGAAGAGTTGTTTGGCACTATAACAGAATACACTAGTGAGCCTCCTGTATTTTTTGATGTTGTAAAAGTTGTTAAAGATTCTACTGAAAATTTAAAACAAGTTCGTGTAGAGTTTACAGGATCAGAAATCATTGACAAAAAATTATATTGTAACAAACTTTCAGATGCAGGTTACTTTCCTCCTAACGCTTTATATCAGATGAAGTCAGATGATTTTAGACAATGGCAACTACAAAGATTAACTAAAAGAAATATAGAAGAAGCAGAAGAAGAGACACAAAAGAAATATCAATTCGAATCTTTAATTTATGATTTTATAGAAAAAGCTACAGTCAGTGTTGAAAAACATAACATACAGTGGGGCACTTGTTTTTTTGATCAAAGACAAAAAACAATAGAGTTTAGATTAAAAGATCTAATGGATTACCTATCCTCTAAAAACGACAGAACATCATCTAGAAAGATATGTTTTGATCTTAAAAAGATAATGGAAGCAACAAGAAACAGAGGTGATTATCAAGACAAGGTAAGTAAAAAAAGAATCTCGTGTGTTACTTGGAAGTTTGCAGCAGACTCAAGTAAGTTTGCAGTAACAATAAATCAAACAGCAACAAAACAAATAAAAAATGATAAAGATTAGAATAGCA